CATTATAAATCATTTATGCAGCTCTATCAACCTCTGTCCATACAACTGATGTGCCCACATTAACTTCTTCCCAATTAATTAAATTAATAGATCCAAGTGAAGCAGTTAAATCAAATCCTGTAATTGCCATCTCAACATTTGCAAAAGTTGTAACAGAACCCATCGCTGATGCTAAAGCAACTCCACTAGGTGATTCAATACTATCGTTAATAAAAGTAATTGACCCAAAACCTAGAGTTGTGCTTAACCCACTTGGTTGAGCTACAAAGTCTGTAAAACCTACTGCTGTTCCTAGAGATGAGGTTAGGGCGATACCCGTTGCTTCACCAACTGTTGTTTGAGTAAAACCACCCAAAGATAAAGTTAAAGAAAAACCAGATAATGAAACAATTTGATTACCCTGTTGTCCCCAGAGTCCTTCACCCCAAGTTAATTGTCCCCATGCATTGGACATACTGAACCTATGTAACTCTTAAAATAGCCGCACCTGCTGTAAAAGCAGGAAACTGAATTGTAAATGTTCCAGATGTAGCTGTCTTATCACCACCAAAATCTAATACACAAACAGCAGGATCTCCTGTTGCAGTGTCATTATAAATCAAAGCACCTCTTGCAGTTAATGTTACTCCAGTAAAAGAACGATCTGCAAAATCAACAATTGCTGTATTTGTTGATAAAGATGTACCACCATTTACTAAAGCACCTCCGCCACTAGTATATTGTCCAGAATTTGATACTTGCGCATCAGTGGTAAAACTAGTTGTAGATTTACCTAGAACAGCACTATTAGTGTAAAGAGATAGTTTAAAAGAGTTTCCTCCAGATTGTTTGAAATTATGTGTGCCCTCAAAAAGTTCTTTTTTAAAGGAATTACATATTACGCTAGTTGTTATTGCCATAATTACTCCATAGTTTAAGGTGAGGGTGATTGAATAGGAATTCTTGGAACACCTTCTTCATACTGCCCTCGTCTTCTATTACCCATTTGTTGCATTGCAAAACCTTGAGTGCTTTCATTATACTTGTCTAAATACAATTTGTACATATCCATAGGGCCTTTTAAATAAGAAAAACATTCTGCTAATACACCATATAATAATAATTGATCTTGATAGGTTGACAAAAATGTACTGTTTGATGATGTAAAATGAGGGGGATCAATAATATAATTAATTTGAATGGTGTAAGCAGCATTAGGAGTAGGCGCTAATACAATATTCTGATCATCCCAATTTGCATAATATTTTGGTGCAGCCTCTGTTTCTGATGGATTAAATTCAGATATAAAACTTGTATCCCTTTTTTCTAAAAAATCTCTTACTCCAGAATTTGTTATTTGGACAGATCGTAAATAGATCAGATCAGAGGGCATACTTAAATACCTTTGTGATGCAATAGTTGAGGTCGTAGCATATTTTCGTAAATCATCATAGTCAACTTTACCAGCTATATCTAATTCTGTGTTTCTAATAAATTGATCTATGAGAGTGTCTGACAGCACATTACTATCAACCTCTGTATAGTTTCTTACTTGAGTTAAAAAATTTGCGTGAGTTATTGCCATTATCTATCCTGAAACATTTATTGAACCACCCATAGCCGGGTGATTACTACAATAATAATATAATGTGCTTGGTGCGTCACTAGCTACAGTAATCTGTGTGTACTCTGACGTAGTCGTTACACCTGTCGTATAAGCAGAACCAGAATTATGTGTACCATCGCTTGTTGTACTAATTCTTAAGGGGTGAAGACTTGCACTATCTGGTTGTGAAAATCTGTAAGTGTTACCTCTAACAAAATTAGGTGTAGCTTGTCTTACACCATCAATAAAATATTTATTTCCATCTGCGGTACTGACAACAGTCACCGCCAATATTGTTACAGCAGTTGCATCAACAGTGATTTTTCCCACTTCAGCAGTTAGTTCTCTTTTTCTATTTTCAGCAGAACCATCATCAGGTACCATACTTCCATATTGTGGATCTGCATCTGTTGATGTTTGTGAAATAGAACCTTCTGTTCTGAAAGCAAAATCACCTGGAAGTGTTAAATTAACAACAGCCTGCCCACCACCTCCAGAATCTGTTACAGTTTGATCTGAGGTTGAATCGTTTATAAAAGGTTGGGTTGGTTGTTGAAATCTTTGACTTCTGGCATTGGCAAGTCCAATGGCATCTGCAGTGATATGCTTTTTTCTTATTTGAGGCTGTTTACCTTCATATTCTGATTTATGAACAAAAGATCCATTCCACTCTCTAACCATTTCTCTGTAAGGAAAGGCCATACCAGAGCGATCAGAAATTGCTTTTGCATATTTACCACGAGCATAGGGCATTTAGAATACCCCTTTAAACTTTGTCCCTCGAACAGAAGCACGACCACCATTAGAAAATTGTTGTTTTTTATTTTTAATTTTTTGAATGTCTTCTTTCAAGCCACCACTTTTTGCCATACCTAATTGTTGATACACATTTTGTGAAGTTAAATTACTTTGACCTGTAAATTGTGGCATATTTCTAAAACTGTGACGAGTTTGTAATCTTTTTAAAGCAGCCGCTTGTTTATCATATTCTGGATCACCTGCTCTTTGAGCACGAGTAACATCGTAAGTATATTTTTCAGGTGCACCTTTAACGTAATAATCTCTTGGTTGATATGTGCCAAAAGGACCAGTGTTTTGCCCAGGAGCATTTGAGCCATAAGCTGTTTGTCCTCCACCTGTATTATAAGGTCCAGCAGAAGTTCTAAACTCTCTATTGTACCCTTTAGGTAATTCATAAACAGGTTTAGATGGCGGAGGAGGTGTATATCCTGCAAGACCAGCACCTGAACTGCTTCTCTGCAAAGTATAAGGTGTTCGTGTTCCTGTTTTTTGTTCAGTAATTGTCAAGCCTTTTAATCCTTTTTCTGCGGCAGCTATTTCAGGCGATAAATCTCTGTAATACCCAGTGGTTCTAGTTGGACCTTTCATACTTTCATCATAATATTGACGAGTGGGTGTAAATCTTTCTGATTTTAAATCCTCTCTTATTTTTTTAAACTGTTCTTCTGAGGGTTTGGCATATTGTTTATCAATAGATTTAAAATAAGCCTGTCGCATTTGCTCAGGCATATTAAAAGTTGTTTTATATTGAATATCTGCACGCTTATCAAAAGTTTTTTGTTCCTGAGATGTTAATCTATCTCTATACCCTTTAATTGTTTTGTACAGTTCAGGACGAGATTGTTCAAGTGCTGACATGTAGCCACCACCTTGTCTTTTAAATATACGCATACCTTTCATATTACACTCCTTGTGGGAAATAAGTTTGTGGGGTTATATAAACAGATGTTCTTTGTCCATCTTCGTTTAAAGCCCTTGACAACTCATCCTCATAAATTAATTTATTTTGTTGTACTACTTGTGGATTATACTTCATAGACAAATAATATGCTAGACCAGCGACCATACAAGGTATAAATCTAAACACAACATCAGCTTGATTCGTATAACCACCAGCATCTTCTATTCTTTTTAAATAATAATATTTTATATAAGTATAAGTAGAGGCATCTGGTGTTTGATATAACGTTATTGTTGGTGTTGTTTGTCTGTCCACATAATATTGTGAAGGTTGTCCTGTAGAACCTTTATTAGGTAAAGCTGCATATTCACTTCTACTAATCTTCGTTAATGAAACATCATTTGTTGAAGAAGTGGTACCTGTTGTTGTACTTACATAAGCTTCAAGAATATCATTCGCATTCGTTGGTGCTGTGTAAGTCGCTGTCCCGTTTGTCAGTAATTGTTCTTTTAGTTCTACTTTCCACAAGTGAACTCCGCGGTTTCCCCATTCGCTGAAAAGAATATTTAAACTTCTTCTTGCAGATTTTAAATCATACCCACTGTTAGTACGAGCACCTGTTCGCTCATATGCTTCTTGGATGATATCGTCAATATCGAGATCAAATGTAGTTGTTCCTGATGTAGCCATAATTCATCCTAACTTCTGTGTATTTGGTTTGGATCTTTAACTCCTTGAATTGCAATACCACCAAATTTTTTTTTCTTAATGTCTTTTAATTCAGCAGATCCTGCTACTGTTGGTGCAAGGGCTGCACCTATGACACTTTTTCTTAACCCTGCTTTAGGATCTAACACTTTTCTTACTAATTTTTTAAAATTTTTAAAAGACATTTTTTCTATTTCTTTGGATGTTTTACCTGAATGTCTTTCTAGATATTCAACTCCATCTTTTAAGTGTGGATCTTTTCTTGAACCTCCCTCAAGTTTTAATTTATCTTTTGTATTAAAAAAAAGTTCGCTTTTTTTATCCATAATTCATCCTAGTATATTGGTGTTTTCTTTTTAAAGCCACCCTTTGCCATTTTCACGCCCACAGGGCCACCATATTTTTTTCTTTCTATTTGTTGAAGTTCGGAATGCCCCATTTGTGAAGGCACAAAGTAACCCACCAAACCTAATGCTTTACTTCCTAAACTTGGCAAGCTAGTCATTAGTCTACCTTGAGGTGTTAAAACACCTAATTTACTTCTTACAGTATCTTTCACTGTTTTCAATATTTTAGTGTTCTCTTGTTTAGGAATCTTTACAGGTTCACCTAATTTTCCAAAATCAAAGTTCGCTGTGGCTTTAATTTTTTTTATTGTATCTGCGTCTTTTGGTGATGAAACCAATTTTTGAAGATCTTTTGTCTTTATTTTTTTTAAGTCTTCTTTACCAGCAGTCAATCTTATTTCGCTAAATCTTGGCTTCTTACCTTTATCTTTTCCATATCTTTTTTTTTGTGTTTTAGACTCAGCAAATGTATCAATACCTTTTTTTAACTCATCTTGGTCTCTTAAAATGTCTGTTTTAATACCTGTATCAAGTATTTTGTCAAATTTTTTACTCATCAAATCAATTTTTTTTCCATCATTTGCTTGAATAACACCACGACCAATTAAAACATCGGCTTTTGTGATTTTACCATCTTTATTTAAATCTGGGAATTTTTTACTCATAACTAAAGTATACCCTCATAGTAAGTTTCTATCAACATCCCCTTGCTTGCAAAGGTTTTAACATTTGTAGGTTTACCACCCACTCCTTGAGCTTTTGCTCTTTTTCTTTTCACCGCACTTCGTTTTTGTGATTCTGTCATTCTTGCTGCTTTTGAAGCAGGAACACATTTTGGATATTTTCGTTTAGATCCACTTGCTTTTTTTCGTCCACACTTTTGATGTTTACCACCTTTTTTAGGTGCACCAATGTCAACCCAATTTTCTGAAAACCACTTCTTTAAACCCATTACTTTAATAAATCTTTGTAATAAGCAGACGCAGAAGGATTACTTAACACATCACCATCAACATCAACAGATACTGGTGAACCCATAACACTGTGACCACCAACATTATATTTTGGCATAGCATCCATAAGTTTTTGTACATCACTTGCGTTAATTCCTCTTAACCTTTTATCTCTGCTAAGACCACTCACTCCTGTTTCTTTACCAAATTTAAGTAACTGCTTAGCTTGGTTAGTAGCAATATCTTTATCTAATTTAGAAGTACGTCCACCTTCTTCTCTTGCTTTCATAAGCATATCTCTTGTTTTTTTAATATCTTTTCTTTTTTGTGCTTCTTTTTCTATTTCAGTCATCATTCCCTCCTTTGCTGATGTTGGTTTAGGCCCTTTAAAATCTTTTCTTTTTACACCACTTGGGTCTTTAATTTTACCCGCACAGATTTTTGATGCATATGCATTTGCATAGGCGGATGGATATACCTTAAATTTTCTTTTTGCGGCAGCTTTGCCTCTAGGACATAGTTTTGTCATATTTGTAACCCCATCTATTCTCAGACAAATCCCAAACTCGTTTAGTTTCCGTTGGAATACGTACAAGAAAATTGTTAAATCTAATTATGTTTTTAGTGATTTGCATAGTTTATCTTAACACCTTTTTTTTCTTCTTTCTAGTCTTTGCATACTTGCGTTTTTGTGGACCTTTAGTAATTTGTTGTCGCATTTGACTTCTTCCTATTGCCATGGAATATACCTCGTCTTTCCTTTAGCATCTTTATAAGCTTTTAAAAATTGTTTACGACAATCATCAGTATAGGACACATGAACCCATCCACTTTGTGGATCTGATGGTTTGTAGAACTCAAGAATTAACTGATCGTATTTAATATTAGAGTGAATCCAACTAGCAAGTATTTTATTATCCAAACCAAATATTTCAATGTCCGCAGCTTCTCCTTTACAATGTTGAGATTTACTTGAAGAACCTATAGCCTCACTTAAACGAGCTGATCTAAAGCCAGAAGATATTGTTACAGGCATTTCAAATTTATTACGTATGGGTTGAAGAACATTCTCACATAGTTTAGTTAATGCCAAAACCTGATTTTGATTAGGTTTATTTTCAAAACCTAAACGAGTCGCTGTCTGTGATTTTGTCAACTCTGCGAGTGAAAAGTTTTCTGTTAATTTCATATAATTTATTGATTGGATAAGATAGTATTGCCCAAGCACTCCCTATTGATAAAAAAAATAAAAATAGTAGCAATAAGATACAGGTTGCTACAACATCCAAGATATCACTAATAAACCACATAATACAACAACTATAAGGTCTTTATTAGTAACATACAAGTCTTTTATCATATCTTTGTAAAGTTTAATTTTTTCTAACATTTCCATCTCCTTCTCGCCTGACAAATTCTTTTTTTTGGCGTCTTTTTACAATTAATATTATGCATACGCGCTTGTCCTGCACTTCGTGAACAAAACGATTTTCTCCTTTTGGCAGCTTTGCTACCCTTTTTTACTTTACCAGTAACTGCTGTTTTCAGTTTAGAACCGGGGTTCATTCGCCTATAAGCTTTAACCCCAGCTCTTGTCATTCCTGCACCTTTATCTGTTGGTCTATAGTTTTTTTTGTTTCGCTTAGGCATACCACCTTCAGCAAGACCAAACAGATCCAAGTCCTCGTAATAACTATCCATTATCAGTATCAGCAGTTATTGGTGTAACAAAAACAGTTACAGATGTCACATTTGATATTGTTAAATGTATGTCTGTTTTGAACAAAATACCATCTAACGGTATATCTACCTGATATTGATCAGCGGCACTACTAGCAGGTGTTGTGATAACTAATTTTTGTGTACCACTACCACCACCATCTTTAAAGGTTAAAGTTCCTGCACTCGCATGACCAACATAATAGATAGACAATAACCTAGTTCTACCAGATTGAATCGTACCTGTTGATGTTAACGTTTTTGCACCTACATCAGAGTTCATAATTTACTCCTATCTATCAGATGCAGCAAACATATAATCAATTGATGTAACTTTAGTGCCAGTAGCATTACCTGATAAAGACATTGCCGCTATTGTTAAAATTTCATCAGTTGGAATATTATCTGTATGTGTTGCAACCAATTTTCTATTTACAAAAAAGTCAACTTTTCCTGTGCTCTGACAACGAATACTTAATGTAACATCAGTATCGTTTTCCATATCAATGCCAGAATCTGTTGAGGTTTCTGTGCCATCTTTTTCTGTTTTACAAAGAAGTGACGCATCTCCGTCATCTTTTTGAAATACAATACGATCAGCTGCTGTAAGCATAGCTTCAGGATTTGTTGCAAAGTTAACAGTTAAACCAAAACAAAGATCAGTGTCAGTTACATCAGATGTTCTCACTTTAGTTTCAAACCAAAGGGCTTTATCAGATTGAACCTGAAAGATTTCATTTTTTTGTATAGAAGCACCATCATTATCTGTTGTTGCTGTTGAGTTTAAGTTTACTAAACCATTCAGTTGATCTGCTGCAATTGCTACAGACGCTCCTGAATCTTTTACGACAGTCCATCTGTGACCTGTGTTAGAATCAAATCCAATTCTATCAAAGTCATCAAAATAAACTACATAATCTGGGTTTTTATCAATTGGTAAATTTTCAAACCATTTCTTATCATTATTCTTACCTGCGAAAAGAATTGGTCCTGTAAAATGCACTCCTGCCATTTTTTCTCCTAGTTTAAAAGATATAGTCCTCTAGGGTGTCTGCCAAGTCAGTCTATATCCAGTTTATATAATCTTGGTGTTTATATTATACAAAAAAAAAGGGGACTCGTAAGTCCCCTCCTTTACTTTTATGTTAAAAGATTTAAGCGGCTCCTGGTGAACCAAAAATACCTCTTGGATCAGAGAATCCAAAAGAATATCTTTCTCTTGCTTTAAATCTTACATTACCTGTATCAAAGTCACCTTCAATAGCAGTTTTAACAGGACTTCTAACGAATTGTTTCATTCCGTTAGGCGCATCTGTCATAATGAAGAAAGCATCAGTATCTGTTAGATAGTGATTAACTCTATAACCCTGTGGAATCATACCCATAGAAGCCATAGCATTAATGTCATTATCAGCAGTACCTACTCTTTGTGGAGATCTTAAAATTCTCTCAGCAGTAAACTGAAGTTCTTTTGGAATAATCAGTTTAACCCCTTGCATTGCAATTTTAAGTCCTCTTTCATCAACAAATGCAGCAATGTCAATTAAAGACTGCTCAAGTGATGTTTCTGAAAGGTCAGCCGCAGTAGACAATTCATTTCTGAATGTGCCACCAGTAGCAATTGGGTGATCAGTAGCACAAAGCTCCTTACCATCGCCACCTGCAAAACTGGAGTTAAATGCATTGTTTAATACATTTGCAGCTTTTACTTGTTTAGTGTTAGCCATAGAACGAGCTAAGGCTCTTGTATAACGAGCAGCTAATCTGTCATACAGATTATCTTCAATCGCTTCTTCAGTAATAGCGAATGCCATTGCAATAGTTTCGTGAGTGTACCTTGCAGTAAAAGATTCAGTTGCTTGGTCAAAAGTAACCGCACTACCTTCAGTTTTTACAGGTGCACTACCAAAACCTGTCAGCATCACTTCTTCTTCAAAAGCTCTATCTGATGCTTCTGATACAAAGATTTCAGCGTGTTCGTTTTCGTATCTATTATATTCTAAGCCAAAGAGAGCATTTAAACCAGGCTCTAGCTCTTTGACCAGTTGTGATCTTGAAATAGCCATATTTTATCTCCCTATACCCCAGTATCTGCAGCCGCTGATGGCGGATTCAGAAAATGGTTTTGGATTCTAACCACAACATTTGTATTTGCTGTAGTAGTATCCTCATTGTTAACATCTTGGCTTATATCTACTGCCTGCAATGGAATTGCATTTGTAGAGTCCGCAGTGCTGGTATCAAGTTGCACTTTGGATATGCCGGTTGCTGTGTTCCCAGTTACGTTTGTCGTTTTGTAGCCAATGAACAGACCTGCTCTTGTCATAGCTTCGTCTGAATCAACTAAAAACAGCGTATTAGGATCATCAATTACATTAGCAACAATATCACTAGCATTAATACTGCCAGGATAGTAATTACTAAATGTTGGTTTACTCGTAGTTGGATCAGTATAAAATACACCATTGAAAACACCAATTGGTTTAACAGCACCTGAACTTGCAGTAACATCATAACGTTCAATGTTTCCTGCTGCGACTGGAACTACCAAGTCACCTTGGAAAATAGCTGTTCCATAATTGGCTGCAATAGTATACCTATTCTGAGCGTTATTCCACGGAGCACCATTGAGCGATTTATAAGGTCTTAGACCAAATTTTTCACTTACGTTTGCCATAAAATATCTCCTTAATAAGGCATTAATATTACAGCGATGGCTTTTATCAAAAAATTATTCTGACTTACGACCACCACCAAAAGTTACACGAGATTGTCTGTTAATATTAACAGGCATCTCTGGTCGTTGCTCCCTTAGAATGTCTTGATCTACGGCCTTTACTTGGTCAGCAGTAACTTTTCGGAAATACTGCTTGCGTGACTCAACAATTTCTTCAGGTATCCTTGCCAACACAAGGCCACCAACCCCAATTAACCCCTGATAAGTTCCAGAACGAATTACAGGAAAGTCGTGATCACCAAGAGTGTTTTGGATTTCTTCTGCTCTCACAAATTCCCATCCTTCTCTTAGTTTCTTGGATACATTACCTGTATCCTCTTGTCCCATAAATTCTGTCCTTATCCACCTATGCACAAAACCTTTTGGTGCAGGGGGTGCATCTAGACTTGATGGAGGTGCCCAAGGCTTATTCCTTGTTGGTTTAGTTTCTTGTGACACGCGTGAGGTTCTTTTTAATTTTTCATTCATTTTTTTACTCCTTCACGAATTTTGCGTATTCTTCTAGTGGCACTCCTAATTTTTTGGCAATAGCCACCTGTGAACGAGTGAGTTTCACAGTCCTGCGTCCTTCCTGTTTACGCCCCGCAGAGGCAACAGTTTGAACGGGTTTCTTTTCACTAGCAAACTTATTTGGGAAATATTCCCTCATTTGTTTGTTTATCTCATTGTAATATTCATCAGACTCTGAGTCAAACCCTTGCGCTACTAAATCTTGATGAACCCCAAAAGCGGCACTGGTCATAACTTTATCGCTACCAAACCACTCATTTTCTTTTGCCCACTCTTGTGCTCTTGGACTTGCTGGTTGAACAGGAGCCTGAGCAGGGGCTTGTGTTTCTTGTTTAGGTGTTTCTTCAACTTCTTTCTTTTTTTCTTCTTTTTGTGCAGAATGAATTTTTGCTTTTTCTTTTTCAACAGCTAATTGAGTAAGCTTATCATTAGCTTCCATAATTTTATCTGTATCATTGTTTTCAATTGCACTTTTCAAAGCTGTTTTGACTTGTTCTCTTTGCGCATCAACACGAGCTTCAAATTCTTTAAAATAACTATCATCAACAGACGATAGTTTTTTATCTGTTGTATCATACTTTTTTTGTAATCCTTTTGCATAATCAACAGCTGCTTTTTCTCTTCGTTCAGCTTCTCTCATTTTTCGTGTCAATTGATCTATTCTCTTTTGCACATTTTGAGAAACCTCCTGAAGATTATCTTCAGTTTCTTTTTTCTCTTCTTGTTGAGGTTTTTCGTCTTCAACAACTTTTGCTTTTGTTTCTTGTTTAATTGGATCTGAATAACCTAAATCAACTTCAACCTTTTCTGGCTTT